ACGAATCAAGGCGCGAAGCCATCCCAGCCGACGACGAATACGAATCAAGGCGCGAAGCCATCCCAGCCGACGACGAATACGAATCAAGGCGCGAAGCCAGCCGCCAGTAATGCCAAGGGCGGAGCACAACCGACCGAGCCCGCTCCAAAATCATCGCTATCTGTCCCAACGAATCGCGAGTACACAGAAACTGAAAAAGCGGTCATGGCTCGAGCTGAGAATGCCGGGAAGAAAGCAGGCATCGAACCTGTCGATCTACCTGATAGCCATCCTCTGAATGCGGCTCTTCCAACTTTGACCGGTACGAATCCAGCGTCAATCCCGAAGGTATCGCGAAATGCTGAAAAGAATTGGATTTCCGCCCGAGAAGATATCGTTGGCGCGGCACAGGTAGCAGGCGTGGACCCGGGCATCCTTGCGAAGATTGCGAATTATGAGAGCAAGTTTGATCCGAATGCTGCTCCCATTGCCAAGAACGCTAGCAGAAATCGAGTCCAGCTCCATGATGGGAGGATGGCACTATCATCTGCCCATGGATATGGGCAGTTCACAAAGGACACATGGACGCGATATATCAACAAGTATGGGCAGAAATATGGCGTAGCCACCGCCGGGAAGTTGACCAACAAGGAAGCCGCAAAGTTCAGAGGAGACAAGAAGGTCCAAGCAGGTTTGCTAGCGGAGTTCACCAAAGAAAATATCCAGCGAGGTCGCCAACTGGGTGGGTCGAACGATGACGCCAACGTGTACGCATTACACAATCTTGGAGGTGGCGATGGCGCCAAATTCCTTAAGGCTTTGAAGAGCAATCCGAACGCACCGGTGAGTAGTGTGCTTTCAAGTGACGTGATCAGCGGTAATTCAAGCCTATACGGGGACGGATCCATCACTATATCTGAGGCATACCAACGTCAAGCGCAGGCCATGCGTGGTGGCGAGAAGTTCGCCACTGATGCCCGGCGCGGCAGTTCGACAAATATAGTCGCGTCTACAGATACGAAACCGTCGATCCCGCCGATGTTGCGCGCGCCGCCTGCCCAGCAGGGTGAGGCTGTATACACAGCCAACAAAAAGGCTGAAGCGAAAGCCTCAGCCCCTATTGTTGTTCAAGGTGGGCCAACCATCGTTCAGGGCGGCGGAGGAAAGAGTCGCAACAGCTCCCGCGGTGGCGGCGGCGCTCAGACCACCATGGTCACTCGCAATCCCGACCCGGCAATTCGAGCAACAATTCTCGGATGGCTCCAGCGGATGGTTTAATCAGACTTTTTCTTCTCAGGGCAGACCGCGAGGAAGTTCTCGGTCTTGCCCTCCGCCTTCTCGACACCCTCGATCAAGCAATCGTTTCGGATTGCGCACTCGGTGTACTGAGACTGAAGTGAAGTGAGACGAGTGTAGGCTTCACCCATCGTGAGTTCAACCGATGGGTCGAACGCCTCCAGGAATGGGCAACGCACCTTCAGCGATGGGTCGACAATGACTCCCTTCGCGTGTGGACTTTCCTTGGTGTTGCAACCAGGGAAGCCGCATGCCAGGAAGATCGACATGATTGCGATGATGATGTACTTCATTACTTGCTCCTCAGGCCGTTGAGCTTCTCGACATTCTGGTTCAGGATGTCAACACCTGTGGCTGGGATGATGCAGCTCTTGTAAACAGGCTTCTCAACTTCATTGGTGACGGTACGTGTGCGCCATTCGGTGACAGTGCGAACATTGGTCAGTGCGTCCTGCAGCTTGATCGACGTGACACGAAGATCGTCCATCAGACCACGTTCGTAGGCGACAGACTCTTTGAGAGTTGACAGCTCGGACGTCGTCTGCTTTGCGATGCAGTCATTCTTTCCCTCGTTGTAGCCTGTGTAGTACAGACCACCCATGAGGGCGATGACGAGAAGGATCTTTGCCCAGGTTGGGATGATCATAAATGCCCCATGTTGTACCTGACTTGCATGTCGCGGAGGACGTCGACAATGATTCGATTGGGATAGACGTCCATCCCGATGTTGAAGTCGTATTGGTGCAAGAACATCAGAACAGCCTTGACGACGCTAAACTGCACGTCGTCCATTGTCGCTCTGAAGATTGCGTTTGTGTGTCTGCTCCCAAAGAGATTGAGAGCGGTCACGATGTTGTTGATGAGCAATCGCTCATTCAACTTCCCGTCTCGCAAGAACCGAGTCGTCATCTTCTTCGTTGTCAAGAACAACGAGTAATCCCGATCGAAAGTGTCTTGGTTGAACACACCGCTAGGGAGGTAACTCTCGAGGGCCAGTTTGCGCAGAGTCTCTTTTGGAGTCATGACGTTTGGTTACTTTGCCTTCTTTGCAGACTTCTTCGGTGTTGGAACCTTCTCAGCCTTCTTGGCAGGGGTATTCTCAACCTCTGGTTCTGGGGTCTTCTCGACCTCGACAACCGGCTCGATCTTCTCAGGCTTCGGAGTGGTCTTCTTCCCGACCTTGCCGTAGGTGGTCTCTGATAGGCCACGGACAGACAGAACCAGTTCACCCGTCTCTGCATCCAGCCACCCGCGCTCAGAACCCACCACTTTGCGTCCCTTGATTTCCATAATCTTTCTTCCTTTCTGTTGACATTCGACCTCAGAAGTCATACCATACACGTATGGACTTTATCGATCTCAAATACATCCGCTTGGTCTCAGTGTATTTATCGGGTTTCAAGGAAGTCAGTTCTTCCCTGTACCGATGCCGCTGCCCACTCTGCGGCGACTCCAAGAAGTCGCAGTCGAAGACTCGTGGGTACATTTTCGTCCGAGAAGGCAAGGTCTTCTACATGTGCCACAACTGTCAGTGGTCTGGCAGTCTGTACAAGCTCATGCAAGAGGTCGCCCCGAGTCTCTGCCGCAGCTACGTCCTGGATCGATTCGGCGAGAAGAAAGTCAAGACTGAAGTTCCGAAGGCCAAGAGCACGGAGCTCGTCCGTCGTCTGATCAAGGATGAACTATTCCATGGCTGTGAACGGATTTCGACGCTACCGTCTAGCCACCCATCGCGCGCGTACCTGGAAGGCCGCAAGATCCCTGAAGACAGGTTTTTCGAGCTGTTCCATATCGACAACGTCGTGGACTTCGCAGAAAAGCTCGAGCGCTACCAGGGAAGAAACTTCCAGAAGTCGCCAGCCATCCTGATCCCGTTCTACGACGAAGACAGGTCGATCATGTACGTCTCGGCTCGTCTACTCGATGGTGACCTGCGGTACATCACATTCGAAGTTCAGGGCGGCAAGAAGATCTACGGTCTGGACAAGGTTGACTGGACCAAGCTGGTCTATGTCTGCGAGGGTCCGTTCGACTCCATGTTCGTTGACAACTGCATCGCGGTTGCGGGTGCATCCATCATCCAAGAAGTTAAATACTTGAGGGAACGGACAAAGGCTGGTTACGTTTTGATATTCGATCGCGACTACACGACCAACAAAGAGATCTACGACAATCTCGAAAAAGCGATCGAGAGTGGTATGTCCGTCATCCTGTACGACGCCAAGTTCAAGGCGAAAGACATCAATGACGCAATCGAGGCGGGGATGACTCGCGAATCACTCATGGACTATCTGGAAGATAGGACATTCAGCGGCATGAATGCACGACTTGAATTTGGGAGAGTCCACCCTCCAAGAGCAAGGAACTATGGCAAAGCCAAGGAAAAGGGCGTCAGCTAAGCACTTCCGCAACCAGACTCACAGTGAGGACTTCGAGTTCAAGCCCCTCACTCAAACTCAAGCAGAAGCGTATCACGATTTCGAACAAGGAAAGAATCTGGTTCTGGTAGGTAGTGCAGGTACAGGCAAGACATACATGGCAGCGGCTATTGGTCTTGAGCTGCTCCAGCAAGGCGAGGTGGATCAAATCCATTTCTTCAGGTCAGCAGTACAAGGTCGTAACATCGGCTTCCTCCCTGGAACCGAAGCAGACAAGATGGCAGCATTCGAAGGTGCTGTTCGCGATCAATTCAACGAGGCGATGAAGCGTGGTGATGGATACGACATGCTCAAACAGAAGTGTCTGGTCACATTCCAGTCACTCAGCTTTCAGCGTGGTCGCAACCACCGCAACGCGCTCCTCGTCGTAGATGAAATCCAGAACTGTGACTGGGAAGAGATCAACACGATCGCTACCCGTGTCGCCTCTGGTACACGTCTCATCCTTTGTGGTGACACGAAACAGACCGACCTGAAGCGCGACTCCGGTTACGGAATGCTGATGCGAGTTCTGAAGCACATGGGTTCTCGTATCGCTGTTCATGAATTCACTCGCGATGACATCGTCCGATCCGCATTCGTTAAGGATTGGATCACGGCATGCGAGAAAGAGTTTGGAAGTCAAATTGACATTGAAACCTGAAAGTCATACAATTCAACTATGAAGACCAAGAAGCGCGGTATGCTACCTAAGCATACCGAACACATCCGCTCCAGTGCTGAGCGGCGAGCTGATCGTCACGATGTATGTCTCTTGAGGGAGGCATACAAGCACGATCTCGATGAACTTTCTGAGGTCGCAAACCGCGAGCCGCGATACCGACGTCGGGCCGACCTTAACTGAGGAAACTGAATGATTCTCTTTGACATGTCGAATGTTGTGTTCTCCACCTGTCTGGATTTTTTCGCTTCGACGAAGACCCAGCCAGACATCGGGATGATGCGCCACCTGATCCTGAACAAACTGATCGCCGAGAAGAAGAAGCTCTCGAAGTTCGCCGATGAAATCATCTTCTGCTTCGATGGTCCACATTCATGGCGGAAACAATTCGCTCCGAGTTACAAGGGAAAACGTGCCTCAGAGCGTGAAGCATCCGACTTCGACTGGGATGGATTCTTCAAGGACTACAACCAAATCAAGCAGGAGTTCCGCGAATACTTCCCCGTGAAGTGTATCGAGATCGAGACCGTCGAAGCTGACGACATCATGGCGATCCTCGCAATGCGCTACGGCAATTCGAAGGATGTGGTCATCGTGTCGGCCGACAAGGACATGATCCAAGTCCAGCAAGTCATCTGCGACAAGGTCAAGCAGTACAGCCCGTACCATGGCAAGTTCCTGAAGCCAGACGGAAAGAAGACCTATGACCTGTTCGAACACGTCGTGCGCGGGGATGCCGGTGATGGCGTTCCGAACATCCTGAGTGATGAAGACACATTCATGGTCGAGGGCAAGCGTCAGAAGGCCATGAAGGCAACTGATGTAGACAAGTGGCGGGCACATGGACTGAACAATCCAGAGATGTTCTGCAAGAACGAGGCCATGCTCAAGCGCTTCGAACAGAACCGCAAGGTCATCGACTTCCGCATGATCCCGGATGATCTCGCCAACAAGATCGTCGAGGCTTACAATGCGGCCGAACCTGTCCGTGGCAAGATGCACACGTACCTGACAGGCAACCGCCTGACCAAGATCATGATCGCAGGAGGTTGGTGATGCCACGGTACGATTACCGTTGTTCGAATGGTCATGTCCAGGAAGAGCAGCACAAGATCGCTGAGCTCGACGTGAAGGTGATCAAGTGCAAGGAATGTGATGAAGTGATGGAACGATTCATCGGCTCTGTCGATTACGCGTTCATGACTCCCGAGTCCCTCGGCCGTCGCAAGGCACCAGAGGATTTTCGTAATTGGCTATCGATGGTGAAGAAAGCACATGACAGACCTGGTCAACCTTGCGGAATCAAGGATCACTGAGCTACGAGAACTCGTAGCAAATTTCAATGGTCGACCGCTCGCGAAATACCCCGGCGTCACCCGCGTCCTTTCGGCAACGAAGGACCAGACTGGGCTTGATGCGTGGCGTGGTCGCGTTGGTCATGAGGAAGCTGACCGAATCGTCGAGGAATCGAAGAAGATCGGAACGTCGCTTGACACCATCTTCAATGACTCGCTGACCAAGGAAGATTTCTCGCTGGATTCCTACAAGGGTGAACCCGGCGTTCGACTGTGGCGTCAGATCCAGCAGAACATTCGCAAGATCAATCCTGTGGCTGTTCAGATGAAGGTCTGGTCAGACACGATGGGTGTGATGGGATATCTGGATTGCCTCGGCTTCTACAACGGCGAGCTTTCACTGATCGACTGCAAGAACGCGAAGAGCGAAAAGACTCCGGAACACCTATTCGACTACCACCTGCAATGTACCGCCTACTCCATGTGCATCTACGAGATGCTCGGTATTCAGGTGAAGCAGATTGTTCTGCTGATCGCACGTCGAGACCAACCATTCCCACAGGTCTCGATCAAGCGAACCAAAGATTATGTGCGTGACGTTATCACGCGCGTTGATGACTATAAGAGGATTTCATGAAAGGCTACGCAATCGTCCATTGCATCATCTCCGGCGTTCAGTGCGGAGTGCAAGGCGCACATGCGCTCGTCGAGCTGTGCCACAAGTATCGCAACCCGCGGCCAGGCACACCTGAGCATCTGGCTCTTGTCTGGGCGAAGTACGACAAGACACTGATCTATCTGAACGGTGGCCCATCCATCAAGCTCTACAAGCTGCTCACGCTGCTCGAGAGTCCAGAGAACCCTTACCCTTACGCATACTTCAAGGAGTCGTTCGACTTCGCTGAAGGTCTGCTGACGGCAATCGCTGTGACGCTTCCTGAGGAGGGCGTCATAGAGGATCAGGCTCTCATTGACATTGCACCCGAATTCTACTATCATCTAAAGGGTGTACTCAATAATCTGAGGCTTGCTACATGACATATTCCGAACAGATCCTAGAAGAGCTGATTGCGATTGCACGTCGAGATCAGAGCAATCTCTTCGAGGCGGCTGCTGACTACTGTGAAGATCATGACCTCGACCAGGTTGAGTTCATCAAGTCTCTGGATGACGTTGTCGTTCAGCGAATCAAGATGAGCGCCATGGACGAAAGGAAGGTACGGCGATGCGTTCAAGAACCACGAGTGGGGCTGCTCTAGATTCAGCTCTTCGGGCGTTCAAGAACTACGTCGGCATCAAGATCCATTTCAACGACGCGATGGTTTGGCGTCGAGGATCACCTCTGAAACTCAACGAGGCGACGTTGCTCAAGCGCCGCGATTCATATCTATTCACCAGGATGGCTGAAACCTACCCTGACGAGAATGAACAGTGCGAACTCTACGTCACGATGTTCAAGGAGAATCAATCTGCTTGGATCGGAGAGGCGTTCGAGCACGAGACAAAAGTCGCCCATCGAAACAGGATGGCGGTTGTCAACTCACTGAGCTATGCGTTCAGGTCTGATATCGATCGGATCGTGGACTACATGGACTGGAAAGGTTTGACAATCAAGCAAGCGTTTCTTCCAGCTGAAGGTCTGTCACCTCCGATCGTATCGGACGAGGGCAACATCATCGGCGGAATCAAGGACGAGACGTATGCACTGCTGAACAAAGCGTTGGGATTTTGCTCGCGCCCAACCCTGGATCCACTCTGGAACAGTCGAGCTTTCATGTTGGGTAAATATCAACACTGGCTACCCTTCGACGATAAAAAGATCGAGGACGGAATCAGTAAAATCGTAGCATGCGAGAAGAGGCGATCTGCCCGTACGCAAACACAACAAGGAGAAAACGATGTCATTCGCACAACTGAAGAAAGCAAGTGGTAATTTCGCTGACCTAACCCAGAAGCTCAAGGCTGCATCGAGCGGAGGTCAGAACAATGAGAAGGACGACCGTTACTGGGGTCTCACCGTAGACTCCGCAGGCAACGGTTACGCCGTGATCCGATTCCTCCCAGCGCCAGAAGGCGAGGAGACGCCCGTCGTGACGATGTTCAGTCACGGTTTCAAGGGCCCAACCGGCAAGTGGTACATCGAGAACTCGCGCACGACCATCGGCGAGAACGACCCAGTGTCTGAGGCCAACTCGGAACTCTGGAACACCGGTCTCAAGGAGAACCAGGAGATCGTACGCGAGCGCAAGCGTCGCAAGCACTTCATCTCGAACATCCTGGTTGTCAAGGACCCAGCGAAGCCAGAGAACGAAGGTAAGGTCTTCCTGTACAAGTACGGCGCGAAGATCATGGGCAAGCTCGAACTGGCTCTGAACCCAGAGTTCCCAGACGATCCGGCTTTCGATCCGTTCGACATGTGGGGCGGCGCGGACTTCAAGCTGAAGGCTCGCAAGGTGGACGGTCAGCGCAACTACGACTCGTCAGGTTTCGACGCTGTTGCACCGATCTTTGGTGGAGACGACGCAGCACTCGAGAAGCTGTGGAAGGCAGAGTACAGCCTCCAGGCCGAGGTTGCTCCTGACAAGTTCAAGAGCTACGACGATCTGAAGCGCCGCTTCGAACAGGCCATCGGCAAGGTGGCACCAACCTCGACCGTCCGCAAGGCGGAAGTGGCAATGGAGACCGCGACTCGCGAGACTCCACGTGAGACGGTCGCAACTCGTTCGGCTCCGGTCGAGACAGGGTCAGCACCGTTCGACACGGTCGAGAGGTCCGTCGAGGATCGCTTCGCGCACCTGCTCGAAGACTGATCGTTGATTGAAAGAGTTTCGGGAGTCCCTTGACTCCCGAGCTCCTTTCCTATATCATGGTAGGACTATGACAGAACTCAAACACCTAATCATCGACCTCGAGACCCTCGGGCTCGCCTCTGACTGCGTTGTCCTATCCCTCGGCGCTACCGTGTTCACTTTCGAGACTGATCGTCCGAACGACTACGGACAGTACGTCCTGGACGGCTTCTACGTCAAGTTCGATGCCCGTGACCAGGTGGCGCGATGGAAGCGTACAATGGATGACGACACCATCGAATGGTGGAGGGGTCAGCCAGAAGACGCTCGAGCTGTGACCCGGCCAAGCCCCGTCGACGTTCCGCTCCTGGAAGGTATGGATCAATTCAACACATGGATCCGGCAGTCCGGCTACAACTGGAAGGATTCGTTCGTCTGGTCTCGTGGTACGTACTTCGACTTCCCCAAGCTCGAGCACATCTACAAGCAGATCGGAATCAAGCCCGGCTACAACGGATGGAAGATTCGAGACACGAAGACCTACTGTGACGTCCTCACAGGTGGCAACTCCGGCGTCTACCGCCCGAAGACTACTCCGACCGAGTTCATCAAGCACCACGCCCTGCACGACGCTGCGCTCGACGCGTACCGTCTGGTGGAGCTCTTTCAACTTCACGCATCCTGAGGAATATCATGAGCCAGACCTTTGACCCCGCTGTCCTGAACGACCCCGAAATCTCCACCCAGATCAAGGGTGTGTTGAAGGACGTCAGCAACCTGATGACCATCGCTGCAAGCAACCGCACCGCCATCGCTGAGAACTACAAGGCGCTCGCCGAACAGACTGGTGTCCCGAACCGCATCCTCCGCAAGCTCGGCCGTACCTATCACCGCAACTCCTTCCAGGACGAGCAGGACGACGCAGAGCTGTTCGCTGAAGCGTATGAGCAGGTGTTCGGCTTGCCAGTCGAATGAGTGCCGGGGCCCAGCAGCTCACAGAAGGCCTTCGACGTTCGAACGCAAGACACCTTGCTCAAGGTGGTATTCGAGTACAGACCCCAACAAGTAACGAAACAGAACGGCCCCTAAACGGGGCCGTTCTTTTGACTTGACACACGAGACCGGTTATCGTACAATAAGAGTGTGGTAAACGAAACCAAGGAGCAAGACATGATCGAGGTCGATACCTACTACGAAATCCACTACGGTCCGAAGCCCATCAAGGATCGCGAGATTCGTCGTTTCAGGGATTACACGCCGGCGAACCATTTCTACCGCGAGAAGAGCAAAACGATGCACTGCAATGTGTTTCTGGTAGAGGTCGGGACCCGGACAAAGAGGATGAAGCTCATCTAAACGAAACTGAACGGCACCTAAACGGGGCCGTTCTTTTGACTGAAATCTCTTGACACTCGATACTGTTTGTCGTATCATATGACTATGATGAAGCTGACCAAGGCAAGCAAATGAGTTCCATGGAATACCGGATGGACTACCAGACTCAGACTCGCGGCGCGAACTCCGACGAGTACCAGATCTACGTGGAATGTGCTCGATCGCTCGGATGGGAGATCAAGAGCTACGACGAATGGCTTAACAGCTGAAGGAGAAACAGATGATCATGTTCTACGTTATGCTCGCAGTTCTGGCACTGTTCGCTGGTCTCAACTGGAAGAAGGATCGGACGTCGTCCTTGCTCTTCCTGATCTTGATCGGCCTGTGGTTGCTGATGTACGCAATCTTCGGTGTGGCCCCCGATGGAGTGATCGACTGATGGGCGACCAATCGAAGGTGCCGGTGCCGGGGCCGGTGACTCTGACCCGCGCGCAACTCTGGAAGGCATTCCAGAAGGTCTGGAACGAATACTGCACAGCATTCGAACGGGCGAACTTCGCCCGAGATGCTGCGATGGCAGAAGCTCGTGAGAAACTCAGCCCTGAAACCTTCAAGCTGCTCACCGGAGAAACCAAGTGAACACGAACGAACAGATCGCGCTTGTCGCCTTGAACAATATGTTCAAGAAGGGTCATATGGACATCTGCGTCATCCGCACGGTGGCTAACATCCTGAAAGTCATCCCGGAAAAGGACACCTTCGACCAGCTGCGGGCGCTGCACTGTGTCGACTGGTCAGACATGCCTCGGAGCCTCTACAACGAGATTCCGAACATGATTAAGACCTGCCTGGGTGGCACGACAACCCATCGCTTCATTCTGGCCGATGACCAGCCTGAAATCCTGAACGCGGTCGTCTCCGAGCGCGGCGGGACCAAGCAGTTCGGCTGCCCGGCTGAGAAGAAGCCGCTCCTGAGCCGTTGGCTCACTGGTTGAAACTGAACGGCCCCTAAACGGGATCATCTGGGCGCTTGACACTCGATACTGTTTGTCGTATCATATGACTATGATGAAGACAACCAAAGGAAACCAGTAATGATCCTCTTCTACGTGATCCTCGCGCTCCTCGGCCTGGCCGCCGCTCTCAACTGGAAGCGAGACCGATCGACCTCCGTTCTGTTCCTGTTGCTCGGAGCCCTCTGGATCGGATTCTACCTGGTCTTCGGCGTTGCTCCTCCGAACATGGTGGACTGACATGATCAACTTCATCAAGACAGCCATTCGTAGGGCCCGCGCTCGAAAGCTCGCTGAGACTGCGCGACAGAAGATCTTCTGCGACGCGCTCGTCGGGAACTACGACGAAATGCAGCGGGATCGTCTGGAGCGATACTGGTTCCGGATGGACAACATCGCCTGCGGCTTCCCACCCTTCACCCCGAGGTTCTGAACATGTCGTCGACACCCAAGACTCAAGTCACCGTTTCCGCCATCACCTCAAGCCTGCCATTGACGCTGGCCTTGTGATCGTCGAACCTCGCATGGTCTGGGTGAACGACGGGATCCCTGGGATCTCAGAAGTCCGAGTCAAGTACGAGATCGATCAAGAAAACGCTTGACATCTGATCTGAGATATCGTATCATTAAGTACCATATGGAGACGGAGAGTCTCCCCACCGCAACGGAAGGAGTTTCCAATGCCCTGTCAAATTTCTGCTTTGCGGCGCGCCCAAGAAAGCTTCATTGCTTCTGATTTCTTCCGCTTCGTCTCTTCTGATGTTTTGTAACCCTGTGTTTTCAACCGATCCCAAGCAACCTTATTTCCTATTGAGATGTTGGCCTTTCGTTCTGCGCTGAACGCGGGCCTAGAATGCGGAGCCTTAGGTTTTCGCATTTTAGCACGGACGTCTTCACGGCGTGCGGCATTGTTGAGACTCATCGAGCGCTTTGATTCGTCGGTGTGTTGCCGACCATAGAAAGGATTCCCTGCACCTGAATACCTCAGACTTCTTGACTTTGCGGCCTTCTCTCGCAACTTCCCATAAAGTTTCGAATTGAATTTCGAACTCTTCGGGATTTTGAAGGTTCCACTTATGATCTTAGAGAAGGCATTCAACATCTTCGACTTATGTATAGGGTCACAACACATCCTCGTCAAAAGAAGATGCATAAAAACATGCTCACGCGACGAAAGACTCACAACATTTCTCTTTGAGTTCGACCCTCCAATCGACTTTGGGATGATGTGGTGCTTTTCTTGATAAGCTTCAGTTGATGGATGAGTCTTTCTGAATTCGACCAGTTCAAAGTAATACTTAGTAAACCGGTTTTCGTAGAACATCATATGGAGGAGTTCCTATGAACAATGATAAACGTATTTACGATTTGGCAGTCCTGATAGGCCGCTTCCAACCATTCCACAAGGGCCACCAGTCGGCCATCGAGAAGGCACTCAGCACCATCGCTGACCGTGTCTTGATTCTCGTGGGTGACACGGGTGGTCCTCGTTCCATCAAGAACCCCTGGACCTTCGAAGAGCGCCGTGAGATGATCATGCGCAGCTTCAACCAGCATGACGCTCTGGTCTGGTGTGAACAGATCCTCGACTACCCGTACAACGAGCAGGACTGGCTGGCGGAAGTCCAGGCGGCCGTCTCGGACTACGTGAACTCCTTAAACATCGGACGTGTCGAACCGAAGATCGTACTGGTCGGCCACGAGAAGGACCACTCCAGCTTCTACCTCAAGAAGTTCCCGCAGTGGAAGTTCATCGACACCGGGTTCGCCGACACCGGCATGATCGACGCGACTGCGATCCGCGAGTTCTACTTCGAGAATCGGATGCAGTACGCAAGCGGCGTGCTCAACACGCCCGTCCTGTCCTACCTGGAGTTCGTGAAGAACCGCAGCCCCGAGGTGTTCTCGGAACTGTGCTTCGAGTACGACGCGATCCGCAAGTATCGCCGTTCCTGGGCAGCTGCTCCATTCCCTCCGGTCTTCGTGACCACTGACGCTCTCGTCATCCAGTCGGGTCATCTCCTGATGGTCAAGAGGGGTGAACGCCCCGGCAAGGGTCTCTGGGCTCTACCTGGTGGCTTCATCAATCAGACGGAGTCCATCGAGGACTGCGCGCTCCGTGAGCTGATCGAGGAAACTGAGATCAAGCTCCAACCCGAAGTCCTGCGGCGGTGCATCAAGCACGTCAAGGTGTTCGATCGGGCAGGCGGCGTCTCGAGCGCGGATCGAGGCCGCATCATCACCCACGCGCATCTGATCAAGCTGGACGATTCCAAGGAACTACCGAAGGTTCGAGGGGCAGACGACGCGGAAGAGGCGAAGTGGGTGCCGCTCAGCGAGATCGATCCGCGCCAGATCTTCAGTGACCACGCTGCAATCATCCACGCGATGTTGGGGAGGCTGTAATGGTGTCGAAAGCAAAAGCAAGACACGAAGACGACGATCTGGATCGCGCACCGGCACCCTGGCGGTCGCCCGCAAAATACTACCCCGGCTATGTGATCCAGGACTTCTGGAAGATGGACGATGACGAGTTCGAACCTAGCATCGCGGACTTCCGAGAAGCTCCGACGATATAACCAATCATTATTACAAATCGCTTGACTTCCGATAGTGAATCTCGTACCATACGAACTATGAAGAACATCAACCACTGACTAAGAAAGGAGTTTTCTATGTCGAACCCGATTCTCGCAACCGACAGTTACAAGTTCAGCCACTACAAGCAGTACCCGAAGAACACGAGCTTGATTCGATCGTACATCGAAGCCCGAGGCTCCCAGATCAAGGGAGTCGACGAAGTGGTCTTCTTCGGTCTGCAAGCCTTCATCAACGAAGTCCTCTCCAAGCCGGTCACGATGCGTGACGTGGATGCCGCCGAAGCGCTCGTCACGAAGCACGGCTTCGAATTCAATCGCCGAGATTGGCAGCTGATCGTCAACCGCCACGGTGGCTTCCTCCCGATCAAGATCCATGCAGTTCCGGAAGGTACTCCAGTCCCGTTGAGCACTCCGATGTGTTGGGTCGAGAACACCGACACTGACCTTCCGTGGGTCACGAGCTACGTCGAGACGCTGCTCTTGAGTTACATCTGGTACGGATCGACCGTGGCCACTCTCAGCCGGGAGATCAAGAAGGTCATCAAGGGCTTCCTTGAAGTGACTTCCGACGCCCCCGACGCAGAGCTTCCGTTCAAGTTGCACGACTTCGGGTACCGTGGCGTGGCCGCAGGTGCTGCAGGTCTGGGCGGTGCAGCGCATCTCGTGAACTTCATGGGAACTGACACGGTCGCGGGCATCGAATTCGCCCAGGAACACTACAACGCCGATGTTTGCGGCTTCAGCATCCCGGCCAGCGAGCACTCCACGATGACCAGTTGGGGCGAGGAGAACGAATACCAAGCATACAAGAACATGGTGAAGCAGTACGCTAAGCCTGGTGCGATTTTCGCGTGTGTCATCGACTCGTACGACATCGACACTGCGATCCGTATGTGGGCAGTAGACATCGACCCGGAGACGGGGCTGACGCTCCTGGAACAGGTCAAGGAAGCAGGTGCGACCGTTG